CCAAGTCGATCTTCGTGGTGCCGCCGTTGCCAGAGGTCATCGTCACACGACCAGCATCAGACACAGTGGTTACGACCTGACGGATACGAGCGCGGCCAATGGAGACCGCGCCTGTACCAGTCAGGCGCTTAGAGTTGACATCATATTCGTCAGCCATGAATTAGCCCTCCTTCTTCGCGGGAGCCTTTTTTGTTTCCGTCTTCACAGCGGCAACCTTGGCCTCCTCCTTTACAATGGCAGTGCCATCAGGATTCAGGCCGCGAGCGGCAAGCTCTTCAGCGGTGGGTGGTGCGAAACGATTGCTCATTCTTCACCCCCATTACGAAGCAGCAATGGTTGCACCAGTATCAGAGCGCTTCCAGTTGGTGCCATCAGAGAATGCCAGAATTGGCGAGCCTGCTGCGCCGTTCGAGACGTAGATCAGGGTTCCAGCGCCAGCCGACGAAGCGGAAGGAGCGGAAGCAACAGTGTAGGTAGGAACTTTGATGTCGCCAATGAATCCATTGGTCGAAGTTACCGGACCCGAAAAGGTGGTCGAAGCCATTGTAGTACCCCTTGCACAAGGTTTTGCCTTACAGTCTGTGCAACGTCAGGAGGGGCGTCCTGTCTGTAAGGCTTCATGTTTCCCCAAAAACATCATACCACAAGCAACCCAAAAAGAAAGAGGCGACCGAAGCCGCCTCTTCCATTGAAAGTTCTATTGAACTTATGCGCCGGGTGAGCCGAAGATGCCCAGCGGGTCCGACACGCCGAAGCTATAACGCTCACGAGCCTTATAGCGGACGTTGCCCGTGTCGAAGTCACCATCCATGCCAGTCTGCATGGCAGTACGCACAAAGTGCTTCATGCCATTCGGGACATCGGTGGTGATGAAGAAGGCGTCCGAGTCGGTCAGGTAGTGGTTGACGCGGTAGCCTTCCGGGATCGACCCGTTCGACTTGAGGGCGTTGATGTCATTGTCTGCAGTGCCAGTGCGGAGTTCGGTCTGCAGCAGGCGAGTAGCAACGAACATCAGTGCCGGGGGAACGATCAGCTTGCGGGGTCGCGCAGCGATCAACAGGCCACGTTCGTCAACGAACGCTGCGATGTCGATAACAGCTTGCTCCAGCGAGGTTTCGTTCAAGTCGGCGTCGGTAGCCAGACGGTTCGCGTTCGAGCCACCAGCAACGGTCGGGTGAGTCGTGCTAAACAGAGTGGTTCCGTCCCCCGAATTGAAGGTCGTGAAGCCAGTGTTCAGCAGCGAAGCAGCCTTGACCTGCTTGGTGTACGCCATCGCACGAGCAAGTGCTTTGGTGTAACGCGCCGAGAGCGAGTCGTACAGGTTGTCTTCCATCGCTTCTTCAGTGATGGAGAAGCCCATTGCAACCGTTTCATGGTTGTAACGAGCGATGAAGGACTCCTGCGCGTTGTCGTAGGAGATTGCCGAACCTTCAGGCTTGACGGGCGCTGCCCCAAAGCCAGAAAGTTTCACTTCTTCCTCGAAGCTACGCTCCGAGTTTTCAGTTTCGTAAATCTCTGCATGCTCGTCTTCGTACTTTTTGTACTCAAGACCGAACAGTGCATTCAGACCCGGAAGAAGCTCCTTCAGGAGTTGTGCGCGAGAAATTGCCATATCTCAACCTCCTTATGCAGAGCCAGTGGTGGACGTGTGCTGGTGGTAATTGAACTTACACACCAGAATCGGATAGGACGTACCCTTCTCGTCGCCCTTGTCGCCGCCGAGGTAGTCGATCACGCGGATCGGATACGTTGCGGTGGTAGCAAGAGTCGAGATGTCCAGAGCAACACGCGAAATCTTCAGAGAAGTATTCGGTGCGGTCTGAACCAAGAGTGCGTTCTTGCCGTAAACGTCACCCGTGTTGCTCGGAGCGCCATCAGCTTGGATAGCGAACAGCACATTCGGGTCGTCAACGACATAGGCCATCGCGTCAGACGCGACAGTACCAGTCGGCCACAGTTGGCTGTAAACGACTTGGTTGGTGTTGGGGTCCGTATAGGAGCAACCAACGAAGACGCCTACCATGTCAATGGCGGTGGTGGCGTCACCAGTGCCGGACTGCTTCTGAATAGTCGTGGCAGTGCCACCGTCAACGAGCTGAACGATATCGCCCATGGCGACATTCGCTGCATAGCCCGAAGCGATGGGATACTGGCGGAACACTTCTTGCGAACCGTTGTCCAGACGACCAATCGGGCGCAGACCGAAGGGAGCAGCATTAGAAGACATTTGCCTTCTCCTTCTTTCTACAGGTTTCCATAAGCAAGCTCCCAAAAAAGTTCATTTGAACTTCAGGTCACTTGCCAAACGAGGTGCGGGTAGCGCGTTCTGGCCGAAGCACAGGCATACGCGGATCGTTTTCACGCATGTAGTTCCGGTCAACTGCGTCAATCTGGTTTTCAGCTTGAGCGAGCTGGCCATCAATACGGTCTTGCGCGATTTCTGCGGGAATGCTGCAAAGCATCAGCCCACCGACTTCGATGTTGTCCTTAAACCGGGAGTCGATATCGGACACGACATGAAGCTCCGGATAGTCAGCAGCCCTCACGGGAGTGTACCCTTCGCGGAAGCGGGACGACACATTCGGATTGTCGCTGTTACCCAAGAGTGCGGTGCGAATCCACCGGAACTTTATTCCGTCACGGGGTTCGGGGGTAGGCAACATTGATGGTCTAGTCCAGCCTTTCCGACGCTCACCTTGTTCACGGGTCTCAAGGTTGCGTGGCGTTCTCGTGTTAGACATTTTTGCTATCCTTCAGCAATTGCGCCGCATATTGTTCATTTGTCAGCCCGAGGCGCTTGGCGATTGCAGCCGCAGACGGGGTCAACGTCACAGTGCGTGGCTTTTTAGAGCTTCTGCTCGCAGGCGCTACCACGTTACCTGACTGACGAACTGGCTGTGTGTTGACCTCCACTGTGCCGCCGCCAAACTCTTCGGGGAAGCGTTTCCGCATCGCCGCATCAATCTGATCATAGTACGCTTTTGACTTTGGATCAACGCCCGCCTTTACGATGCGTTCATGGACCCCAAAGGCATAGCCAGTCATCTCTTCATTTGTGCCAAACCACTTATTGTTTTCAGCCCAGTCCAGAGCTTCTGGATCAGGAGTCTTAGGCCGAGGCTTAGGCTGAACAGGCTGAGCGGCCTGAGGCTGGGGTTGTGGTTGACGCTGTGCTGGCTTGTAGTTGTCGTACCGATACTTTTCGTTTTGTAGAGACGTAAGAGTTTCTTGTGCCGTGAGAAGCGCGTCACTGTCGCCGCTTTCGTAAGCTTCCTTGTACGCACGTTTGGCCTTATCGATCTCCGCTTGGAGACGGCCCTTCGCCTGCTGGACAAGAACACCCTCTCCCTCTTCAAGAGTCTTCATGAGGCGCTGGTTTTCGCGGTGGACTGCCTCCGCGTACTTGATTGCCTCTTCGCGGGCGCGAGCTGCTTCTTCCTTTGCCCTGCGTTCTTCGTGATATTCATAGCGCAACTGCTTGATGCGCTTCTGTACGTTGTCGCTGTACTGAGCGATCTCGTCATCTTCTGGGATTTGAGGCTCTACGCCCTCGGCGCGGCGAGGCTTGCCGCGATCCTTTTCCGGCGTGTCATCCACGATCTCGACGGAAACGTCAAAATCATCATCATCTTCGTTCTGTAGTGCTTCCTGCATCATGCTCGTGTGTACCCCCGTGGATCGTTGACTACACCCTCAACGGTGTCGTCGTTAATGATGCGAAATTCCTTGCCAAGCACCTTGAATCTTGTGCCGGAATAAGACCGGAAGAGGACAAAGTCCCCCTCTTTGCACCAAGGGCCATCTGGAAAACGGCTTGCATCGCCGTATGCTGCTGGACCAAGCTTTACAACAAACCCAAGGATCGACGCAGTTTCCTCTGCGGACCTGAGATTGTCTGGCATATAAACGCCGCCTGCAGTTTTTTCGCTGATTTCGGGGAGGGCGATCAGGATTCTGTATCCAGTTGGTTCTGGAAGCTTTGCCTGAAGTGCTTCATCGACTAGTTTTTCGTCCGAGACGTTGACTATAGCGACCATATTCTACCTTCTGCAGTGATTGAGGCTCACAGCGCCTTGCACGGACCATCCGCGATAGGGGAACTTTAGGGCAAAAAGTTCTACGATTCAATATATCTCTTCTCAATATCCCGCAAATCCTCCTCAATGCCGGATAATGCCTCGTACTTGCCTACATTTTTCCAGTAGATTTCAGGGGTCGATGCCCCTCCGGTAGCCAAGTATTGTTCAATAGAACTTTTGTATTCCTTGATGCGCCGCTCAAAGATAGAGAACACATCAAGTTCCATTTCGTTCCGCAAGATTATGATCCTTTGTTGTATTCCCGTTCGTCAAGATTGAGGTCTTTGGCGATTTCAAGACCAAGCCTTGCGCCTTCCATCTTTTGTTCGCGCTGCGATTTGTCCAACTCAACGGCGAGACGCGCACCAATTTGAGCGCCAGCACGTTTGTCTTCTGCCTTGATCCGCATCTCCTGCGTGTCGTTATTGCTTTCGATGCGAAGACGCTCAAGCTCAAGCTTCTGCTGATCCATCTGCATCTTGTGCTGAAGCTCTTGCTCCTTGATGGAAAGCTCACGCTGTTGGATTTGGGTAAGCGGGTCTTCTGCTTGCTTCTGAGCCTCTGCCTGCTGAGCTTCCTGCTGGTTCTGCTGCGTAATCTTTTGTGCGGCCTCGGCCACCAGCTTCGACAGTTCGAACTCGACATCTTCCGGCAGCGGAGAATCCGGATCGGGCAGCTCGACGCCAAGCTTGAGCTGGATGTTCTTTCGGTACTCCATAGCAACGTGTTCGGTGATGTGTGCCGACATTGCAGACTGGATTGCTGATGCAAACGGAGACTGGCCAATAAGCTCCTGAATTTTCGGGTCTTGCATTGCGGCCATATGCGTTTGGATATGCGCCTGATGGTCCTGATATGCAAAGGCCTTTACAGGCTCCTGCTTCAGCATTGCCATGTTTTCCGTGACAGGGTCTTTCGGCTTGATCTCTTCTGGAAGCTTGATGATGTCGCTGGCGTCTTGAATGCCAAGGACTTCCAGCATTTGACGGTGCAGCTTACCCATGTCGTACAGTTGTGGTGCCTGCTGTGCGAGCTGTAGGG